TTAAGTTTCCAGTTCAAACGGCAGCCAGCACGGCATTTGTTTTGCCATTTCCTCTTCCAGACGCTGTCTTTGCACAGCGGAAAGCTCATCGGTACACGTGAATATGACTTTCAGCGGGTCTGCCGAAACAGAAAAGCTGCCATGGGCATTGAAGCTGTCACGCACTTTTTCCATGCCGGCAAGGGTATAGTCTGTCTGCAAAAGAGAAAGTGTCAACAGGATTGTCTGTCGTTTGCCCGGCAGGGTGTGATCCAGATTCAGGTGTCGAATCAGCTTCCCACGCCTGAGAAGCCCGTAGCTTTCCGCTGTCGGTACAAAACATTCCCTGAGCAGTTCCTCTAATATATCATAAACGATCTGCAAGCCCTCTGCATAGGCCATCAGTTCGGCATAGATGAGGGTACCCTGAGAGATATCATACAGCCCTGTGGCAGAAAGCTTTTCCTGTAGGGATTCAAATGCTGTCATAACATCCCTCCTGTCATGCGGCGGAAACGGAAACACTGCCGCATTTTGCCAACTGCTGCTGTGAAATGGCAACGTCCTGCATTCCCGAAAAGGCATAATTTTCCACGCCGTCCGTTTCATAGATTGCCTTGCCGAGAGCCGCCAGCTTTACGTCCTCTCCCACGGACAAATCACGGAAGAAATTCTGTATCGCCACCCCCACGCCGCCGGTCACGGCATTGGTTTCATAACCGCTTCTGACTTGTACCGTCACCGTGACATTCACTGTCACAGCCTCCGCTTTTCTGACAGAAAGGCTGATGCCAAAAGGACAGTTTGCCTGCAACAGTGTACTGACATTCTGAAAAGCTTCATCGGTGGGAATATTGCCCCTGCCGCCGACGTACACTACAATTCCCCCTGCGGGTACGGAAGCATTGACAGAAGCAGACTGTATCCCGTCCACAGAGGAAGCCAGACGAGCATAATAAGCCTGATTGGCACCGTTGGGTACATTGCGGCAGTTGTCAAGGATTCTTGCACGGAGCTGTTCATCGGATTCGTCATCGGTTCCGCCGATAAATGAACTGGCATTGGTGATTTCCATCCCCACCGCAAAATAGGTGACAATGACTTTCACCTGATTGCGGGCAATATTGTATTGTGTGCCGCTGTGCTGGGCAATGCATTCCACCATCTTATAAGTATCGTTTCTTGGAATGACCGCATCCTCCACGGTCACGTATCGCAAAGAGCCGTCTGCATTGGAACAGACCGTTCCCTGCGGAATGGTCATGTCATGCTCGGCGGGCATATCCAGCCGAAAGACGACCAGTCCTGAAGCCTTTTCCCCCTCGATACGGGACAAGCCCCTCTGTTGTGCATGGAGGTCAAGATAGGCTCCCGAAGCCGTATCGGGGAACATCTGCTGTTGGATACGTTCAGCCTCCGTGGAGAGGGAGTACAGTTCTCCTGCGAGCAGCCGCATACGAATGCCGGCATCACTTGCCCTGTCAGGCAGATAGCCTGCCAATTCTTCAAATTTTTCATTCATTCTGTCCAGTATTTCCTGATATTCCATAGTACCTCCTGTTATCTCAGTATCACTTCATATATGATTTGGTTCCGTAACACATGGACGGTGATGATTCCCTCTTCCACCGTGACACCTGCGATTTCTGTATCGGGCAGTCCGGCAAGGGCATGGCGGGCTTTGGCTTCGATAAGGGGAATGCAGTCGGGAGCAGAGAGATCAATCTGAAAAATATCACTTCCTAACGCTCTGTCATAGAGAAATGCCCCCTTTCGTGCCGAGAGGAGAATGTAAAGCTGTTGCCTGACAGCTTCCTCCCCTGCAATGCGGTAGGGCTGTCCGTTGTCATCAACGGCAAGATCGCCGCTGATATGCAGTGCGGTATCCATCATTCATTGTTCCCTCCTGTATACGGCTGTCCGTTAATGAGGACAGTTCCGTCATTTTTTAAGATAATGGAAGCACCACCCTGTGAATACAGGGCAAGTTCCCCCGGTTCTATGGCATAAGGATTGTCCACCCTCCTGACACCGATACAGATTTTTTCCTTTTCGCCCTGCAAAAGGACGGCATCGTCCTCTGCCTGCGGGACATAATCGACACCCTTAGGAGCGGCAATGCAGAATTGTCCCATACCGTCGGCATGGGAGGCTGCAATCCGCCTGTCCGCACCGACAACGACTTTTCCTGCCAGACAGCGGCAGGAAGGCATTTTACTGTTGAGCATCCCTTTGGAAAGTTTCAATGGTACTTCACCTCCGCATATAATTTTGTTACTTCACCATGTTCGGAAAGGGTGTAGCAGCGTTCCCTGAGAAGATAGGGCTTGTCATCGGTGTCGATAGAGAGAGCCGAACCCACGGGAGCAAACATTCCTCCCGCCAGTTCAAGTTCCAGCTGTTCATATTGGTTATCGGCACGGTCAAGCAGTTCCTGAGCGGACGCTGCGGACAAGGCGGCACTGTCGGCAGCATTGAGATACCGCCGTCTGCGGATATGGAGCGTTTCAGCAAGGGGACTGTGGAAAGGCATGACATAGCCGTCCGAACGGGCAGCCCTCACGATGATGTCAGAAAGAGGCTGACAGCGTTTCAGGGTATGCTTCACGGACAGGCATTCCCGTGTGGAAAGACAGCATATTTCTTCCCTGTCGCCCGAAACATCAATCACGCCGTCATGACGGACAAAGGGAGAGGTATGCAGGAACTTCCGGCAAAAGGAAGTCAGTACTGCCCATTCACTCATCCCCTTTGTCACGGTGAGTTCATCATCAAATGCCTTGTCGCTTCCGGCAAAGCGGTCAAATCCCAAGGGACGGAAATGCCGTTCCATGAGAATAGGCATGGAAACCATACTGTAAGTTTGAGGTAGTGCCTCGTTGTCGAGCAGCAGGCAGGCTTTGCTGCGGGCAGCAATCGTCAGCAAATCGCCTTTGGAGGTCACTTGGCGGGTCTGTGAATCCACGTAGCCCGAAAAGATGCATTCACCGTTGTGTTCCGCCTCTATGGTATGCAAGGCAGGTATCTCGCCTGTTACGGCAAACACGGCTGTCAGACTGTCGGCAGGGGCATCGGCAGAGGAAAGGAGTGTCAGTTTGAGTGGAAACTGAAAGGACAGCAATTTGTTTTGGGTGTCCCATATCCTGCATATCAGCACAGTACCACCTTCTTTCCATGGGGGAGCCTGGTGTCGGGGCGGAGGACATCGGGATTACAGCGGAGCAGGACGGGCAGGGCGATTTCATAGAGGTAAGCATAATCCCAAAGAGAGTGCTGTCCATCGGCAATACAGTATTTTGTCGGAGAGTCGCCGGAGGGGGACGGAGATTCGGTAAAGTGAAAGGCATATCGGACAGTGCCGTCAATATCCTCTCCTATCAATTCTAACGAGTCCAGTACAGCATACATGGGTTTCTGAGAGGGGATATAGAGAATTCCAGCCCCGCCGGCATGAAATAATGCCTGCAAACGCCCGAATACTTCATGACAGTCATTGCCGAAAAACTCCCCCTCACCGCTGACACGGCGGGACTGTGCCCCCATATCGGCAACGGTACTGCCGGCATAGGGGGATTGTTGTACAGCAAGCGTGCGTTTCAGAGCAATCCGGATTTTTGAGGGGTTCACGGGAAAGAGAAAATCCTTGTAGCTCATACGTCCTTTATGATTCATCGGCTTCCTCCTCTGCATCGAGTATTCTGGGATAACGGAGCATATCGGCTTTCACGAGTTCGGAAAGACGGGACAGCAGCAGGACGTTATCATCATAGAGAGATTCTGTTTCATTCATTGTCAAGCGTTGCCACCTCCATTTGCAAAGCAGTCAAGGTAATGGATTCACGAAAACGCTCCTTGTCAGCGGTCAGTGCAAATTCGTTCCAGAAGCAGTGCAGCAGAGAGATTTGCTGATCGTCCCATTGGAGCGTCACGGTAAAGTTGTCGAGGTCGTGGAAATTGCAGTTTTCAAACGGTCTGAGGAAGCAAAGATTGGTCAGTACCGCCTTGTATTGGGAAGTGGTTTTGACAACCGCCATATCCTCATTGCAGAAGCAGGAGCGAATCGGGTGCAGACGGACAGATTGTCGAATTTCCGCCTTTTCGGCTTGCAGGAAAGGGGAACCGTTGATACAGATACGGACATCTCGGCCGCAGACGGCAGTCAGTTCTTGCAAATCAATCACTCCTTCCTGCCGATACGGCACTTTCACGCAGTCCGAATGTCATCTTGACCTTGCAGGCAAAGGCGGTGGGGACATGGACACATCTGTCAACAGCAATGGAAACGATTTTTTTCTGCGTGTCCATTTCCGTGATTTTCATGCAGACATCTCTGGCACACGCCTCACAGAAAGCACCGCCGGAAGCTTCCCCGCAAAGCACGGTCACAATGGTTTTTTCGCCTTCCGTTTCCAGCAGGTCATAGCCGAGTAAGAAATGCATTCTGTCAGTTTGTTCGGAGCCAAAGGAAATGACAGGCTGTTCAACAGGAAACGGGACAGGCTCATTCATGTCTGCTCTTACCAGCAGGAAACCCTGAAAAAAGCTGTCCTGCTGAGCCTTTTGGTACAGTTCATCGGCAAAATGGTGCATCAGCCATTCACACTCCTTCCGTCAGGGGTTTCATGCAGGCTTTGGCATAGAAACCGTAGTGATCCCTCCACAGGATCATGTATCGCTGTGTCCCGTCCTCTATGATATCCCCATAGGCAGCCTCTTCCAGAAGTTCCTTTTCGGCAAAAAGCATATATCTTCCGCCGTCGGTTCTTCCCTCAGGGGTATGAAGCATATTGCCAAAGCTTTTCTGCTGGTAGCGGACAGGATACAGGACGGCAGCGCCCTGCCTGACACTGTCATGGTGGTACAGTGTGACAGGAATGCCGATTTTTCGGATTGCCATGCGGATTTTGTTCATGTCAGACCCCCTCAAATACAAATTCATCACTGTCAAAGACATCGGCAATATCCCCCAGAGCCTGACGGCAGATATGGAGAGCATACTCGATTTTCTGAGAAGAGGGCTTGACGGAGATCTCACCCACGGTAATATCATCACCGCTCTCGGTCAGTGACCAGAGGATCCACCTGTAATAGGCAAGTGCAGCGGCAGCAAATTCCAACCTGCTGCCGCACTTGTCAAGAGAAGCTTCCTGCTTGAGATGAGCGAGGATATAATCATACGCAGTTTCGCACAGGAAGCGGAATTTCAGAGAATCCTCCTTTTGCAGACCGGAAAGACGGCGAAATAGCAAAAATACATTCTGAAACTCCAACCGTCATTCCTCCCGTCAGACAGAAAGTACTTTGACTGCATCGGGGAAGAGCTTTGAAAAGCCGGCGGTGCAGCTGATGGAAGCTCTTTCCATTTGGCGGTCAATGAGCTTGTCGGAGTCGATGAGAATATCGCCCGACTGGATCATTTCAAGGGCACAGTTCTTATCAAGACCGACAATGTTGTTGACGGCAAGCGAGGGAGCATTGATGAGTTTGGCACCGAGAGGGGTAATCATCTTGCCGGAGCCTTGGAAGTCAAGGCCGGCACCTGCATCTCGCATTTCAGGCAGGGCAAGGATCTGCTGCATGAGTCCCGT